CGAGCACCGGAAACAAGATCAAGATCACAGAGCTTCCACCAGGTCGTTGGACCCAAGATTACAAAGAGTACCTCGATGGTCTCGTAGACAAGAAGGTCATCGCGAGTTTTGTGAATAACAGTACCACAGAAGACGTGGATTTTACCATCACTGGATACACGGGCAAAGACATCATCAAGGATTTTAAGCTTCAAAAGTCGTTCCACGTGAGTAACATGCACTTGTTCCACCCGACAAAGGGAATCAAAAAGTATGCGAGTCCAGAAGAGATTCTGACCGACTTCATGGAAATCAGGATGGATACATATAAGAAACGCAAAGAACATCTGTTACACGTTCTCAATGAAAAGACCAAGAAGCTTGAAAATATGTCTCGCTTCGTAGATGCAGTCATCAATGAAAAGATTGTGGTGTTCAAGCGCAAGAAGAGTGAACTCGAAAGTGAGATTTCGAAGACATTCGATAAGATAGACGATTCATACGATTATTTGCTCAACATCAAGACGTACCAGTACACGAAAGAAGCTGTGCAGGCACTCAATGAAGAGACTAACAAGACAAAGAAAGAACTCGAAAACTTGAGCGCGACGAGTCACCTTGACATGTGGAAAATGGATTTAAAAATATATAAGCAATAAGTAGTATGTGCGATAGATCTGGTCCAGACACCGGTGCAGCACTATGCCTGGAGGCCATAGGTCAACAGGATACATATTTACTCGGTGGAGACACACCATTTAAATATACACCGAAACGACACTCAAATTTCAGGAAATTTCATAGAAATTATGTAATACACAAACCTAGGACAGCGTCCGATGGATGGCCATTCAGCGAAACCATAAAATACACATTAGACCCACGAAGCATGGGAGACTTACTTTGCAATATGTACATAAAGATAGATCTCCCGGCTTTAAGTAGTGGACGAACATACGCAGATCAAATAGGTAGACACTTGTTTAAATCTATAACACTAAAAGCAGACGAAGTAGAACTAGAAAAATACTTTGACGATTGGGGACTCATTCACGATGAATTATACAACGATTTATCTGAAAGGAGATCGAGTATATATTCTATAAACAGAGGACTTAACAATGGTTTTTCATTAAATACAAATGGTGTGATTGTTTCAACTTACAAATCATCCGTATACATACCAATACCATTTTTCTTTTCAAGAAAATATGAAAGCGATGATTACGAAACAAATCAACCAAAGAGACCATATTTTCCGTTGTGCGCCATAAACAAACAAAAGCTACTTTTGGAATTTGAATTTAGACCCCAATCATTCTTTACAGACGAAACGTCTCCACTCACACTTGAAAATTTCAACTTGGTGACCGAAGAGATAACACTCGAACCTTACGAAAGAGCATTCATTACAAACAACAAACAAACTATGATCACAGATGTATTTAGAAAACATCCATCTACGGACACAGTCGTCGGTGAAAACATTCTAAGACATCAGCTCGTACCAAAAAAGCGTGTAAAGACTATACACTGGTTTTTGAGAAATAAAAAGTATGAAAATGAAGACGAAACCAGAGGTAGTGGAAGCTCTATAGAAGAATACACATTTCAAAATAGATTCAACCTTACAAAGCGCCCAAGTTATAATAGATTTATCGATAGTCTCAGTGATGACGTTATGACAAATGCTAAATTGTACATAAACGGCGAGGATCTACCAAACGTATCATCCGTAGATAATATTTATTACAAGAACATTGTTACATTTTTTAGCCGTTTAAGCACATCTACAAAAAACATATATTCGTACACTTTCTCGATGAATCCGAGAAATGTGGATCCATCGGGAAGTTTGGATTTTAGTCAATTAAAATCAAATAGGACAATCCTTGAAATGGAACTTGATAAGGATCTCACGGATGAGTACACACTCAATATGTACTACACGTGCTATGAGACTTTCATATTCGAAAATGGGTACGTATCATCTCAAGTTGATAATCTTAATTCATTAAATGGCGAAGGAGGTATGAATGCAGATCCAGAAAATTGTAGAATCATTTACTAAATAGGGTATCTTTGTTATTTTTTATGTAATCAATGATGTTATTTTTAATACACCATTTGATGAAATTCAACTGTGCAACAGTCGTATGGATTTCATCACTTGTACCAGGTATACTGTAAGCTATTTTAGATGACCTACAAAATGGATCAAATAATTTTTTACTGTATCCATCAAGTGACGACTTGTATGCACAATGAACACTAAAAAACTTACCATCGTTCGTTTTGTATGAAAGATTTGTTTTCTTGGAATAATTGGTTATGAACCATTCCAAATTTCTGAGTGAAATGCCTCCAGTCTTATTCAAAATCTGAACGAGTATGTCTCTGTTTGTGGGTACATTATAAAATGCGTCGATAGAATTCAAAAGAACATCTGACTTTCTCATATTACATAATATTTCTCAAATCTCTAAATTCGTTAGAATTGGATGCTTCGCATGCTGGACATCCCTTCTTAAACATTGGTGGAAATGGATGATTGTGTCTAACTTGTGTTGAGAATGAAACCGGGTCATGCAACTTGTGGTTATTTGCGTGGGACATACAAAAACCATCGTGACTCGCTTTTCTAGTACAAGGTTCACCACCTTTCTTTACACCCATACAATACCCCATTGGATTAGGCATATCTCTCATCAACAATTTTAATGAAATACCATAATTTTCTGATACTAGTTGTACAAACCTGAGCATTCTCTCGTGGCACATCCTCTCCACATCCTCTTGGTAAGCCTTCACTAGATTTTCAGACACTTTCATCACACTTAATCTATTATAGGTTCTAATTTTTAAATGGTAATTCATCGATGGATGTCTCAGGTTTCTTCTTTGGTCGTCGTTTTGGTTTAAGCTTTGTTAGAAGCTCCCCAAAAATTTCTTCCTTTGGGTCATCAAACAGTGGTTCGAGGAGATCACACACGGGATTAATGAACTTGTTCATGAAATAGTATTCGTAGTCAATTGGAACGTTTTTCTCCAACACATATTTTGGATCTTCGGATTTCTCAAAAGCCTTTGCCTTTGGGTCTTCCGTCTTCACGAGAATGTAAGGTACACGGTCCCCTGATTGTGGTTCGGAACCGGGTTGTCTCTCGCGCATTTTGCGAACCACTTGGACGTGTGCTTGGTTTATGTCCTTGATTCCGGGGCTATTTATGGACACGCTGTGCCCCTTGACCTTATACGAATCAGACAAGCTTTGTGAAAGTGTGAGCTTTTCGTTAGGCACATCACCCTCCAGAAGTTCGATGGCTCGCTGGAGTGCGAGTGCTTTAGGAGGCTCGATGTCATTACTTTCGAGCACGACATCCAAAAGTTCTTTACACACCTCTCGTACGTGTGCTGTGTTATCGCGTCTCACGAGTTGAAGACCCTTTACATCAATGTAATCCATATTCATCTTTCCGTCCTTTCCTTGTGTCCACAGCTTTGCGGCGTACCGTTTTTTAGAATAGAGGAAATAGGGCCAATACACCTTTTCGAGTTCCAAATTATTCGGTTTCTTGAAAAGTGCGGTACACTCTTCAGCGGCACGTTCACCAATCTCCCAACTGTACTCAACAGCCTCAATACCTTTACGGTCACCCACATCAAATTCGACCATGACTGAATCGGTATTATGTACCACCAATTCACCCGGTCCTACATGGAAATGATGTGATTCGGTTGTGAGATCGTACACGTAGTCGTCTGTTTCACCCAAATTTTCAAGCTTCTTAATCGCAATTGGATTTTTTCTTTGTGTAGACTTAGTCCACGTTTGCCTCAATACATGTTTTTTGTCTTTGCGCGTATTTAGTGAAATATTGTATCCCAAACGACGACCCAATATGTATAATCCCATGACTCCTTCTTTGCCTTTGCAGTCCATACGCACGTAACCGTTCGAGTCCTTGTCCCCATCAGCCATGTAGTAACCATCAATGAACGATTTTACCACATCAATCGATGAATTTAAAATACATGGAGGAATGGCCTTTTCGTTATGCTCGTTGTAAAATAGATTTCTGTAACGCTCGACTATAGACTTCACATTTCCACTTGCAGATAACTTATACACACCACTACTCTCAATTGTATCGTATATAGTAGTATTAAAAGGGCACAATTTTTGCATTTCGATGAGATAGTCCATGTTGGAGTTGTTTATTGCCCACGAATACTTGATTCCACTGGGCGTTTTATATCTACCACATGAACCATCACCAAAAAAGAATCCCATTACCTTAGCCTCATTAATTGATACACCTGTGTTATATTCGTGTATTGCCTCTACAGAATTACCATGTAATAACTCAGTACCAATCGAAACTTCAGCTGGTTTAATCATACTCTTGTTTTTAAGAAGCAAACTATGGTCTTCCGTCACATCAACGAACCCAGTATGAGTCAAGACTCGGTGGATATTTTTAGTTGTCTTATGTCTTACGATTTGTTTTATAGGCGTAAAACCACATTCGGTCCACACCTCGGCATCAATTACAGCCACTTCTTTGCCGTCATCTCTCATTTCATATACATGAACAAGAGAGTCAATCCTGCGTGTCTTTACCTCACCATTTTGACGAATAAGAAGAGGTGTATCTGGTGTAACTGAATCGCCGTACCTCACTTTCGCACCTGGAAAGTTCTTTTCCACGTACTCCTTTGTTTCATCAATCATACTCCGACCTTTTGTCGTCACGGTAGAGGCGATGTTTACACACGGAAGCATTCCCTTCGATGCACCAGTGAACCCATACACGGAGTTCATACTGATTTTGTAAGCTAATTGCTTACCGTTATACATGGCTTTGAGTGCACCCTTCGACGCGGCCATGTCCTTCTTCGCCTGTTTTCTGAATTGTTTCAATTCAAGAAGAATGCTCGGTAAAAGTGTCGGTACACCCTGTGCGAACTTACACACTCTCTTTGTAGGAGGCTGCCCCTCAACCTTACTCGGCACAGGAATCTCAAATGTTTCGTATTCAACACCAGGTACGTTTTCGTACTTTGGGTCCATCACGAGACTTGAATAACACAAATTGTGTGCCATCATGATTGAAGGATACAGGCCTTCAAAATCTAGCGCCGTAATTGGTTTGTAATATGCACCCTTTTGTGCTTCAAGAACAGTCGCACCTTCATACCCTTGATCCCCCAATTGACCGTATTGAATCGTAGGAACCATGAATCCCATCTCCCTCGCCTTCTTTGTTAATTGACTAAACACCTTGATTTGTTGTCCCCGTTCCACGAGATAACACAGGGGTACCCAGGTCGCCTT